CATCAACAACTGGCGCGAGAAGGACGCCGAGTGGATCCAGGCCCGCACCATCTTGCGCTACCAGACGACGGCGGCCCGGACCACCGACTGGCCCTCGCCCTCGTCAGGGCAGGTCACCTACAACGACGCCACCGGCGCCCTGGAGATGTACCAGGCGGCCCGCACAGCCTGGCTGCACCTGCTGATGTTCCAGTACCTCGTGTCGACCAGCGACACCGCTTCGGGCGTCAACATCAGCCACGCCTCGGCCGGCGGCAAGGGCGCCACGTTCACCCCTACGGCGCTGCTGATCGACGCCAACCTCAACGCCATCAACGGCACGCTGACGGTTGACGGCACCGGGGTCGGGGTGCAGACGCCGACGATGAAGAAGGCGCTGCTGACCACGAACGCCACCGAGCTCGTGTCAGACACGCCTTTGGCCGTGCCTTCGATCCGCCTCACGGCGAGCTCGGGCAACGTCATCGACGCCACCGGCAAGGCGATCGTGACCGGCGCCCTGACCGCCTCCAGCATCACCACGCCCGGGGGCGTCACGGCGACCGGGACGGTCACCGCCGGGGCGCTGTCGACGTCAGGGGCCCTCTCGGCCGGCTCTGCGACCATCGGTGGCGTCGGGGTGGCCAGCAACATCGTGACCACCCCGGCCGGCACGGCCAGCCCCAACGCGGCCGGTGTGCAGTCCGGTCAGGGCTACTTCTACGGCGACGGCAACTCGGCCGTGATGCGCCAGCGTGCCGACCCCACCCAGGCGGCGGGCGCCGCCTACGTGCAGGCCCAGGCCAACACCGTGGTGGTCAACGGATCCACCGCCGTGCAGTTGCTGGGCGGCGACATCCAGGTGCGCGGCGGCAACAACCTCGACTTCTACAACGCCGCGGGGACCAAGTTGGGCGTCGGCATCGGCCCGGTCGTGAACTCGGCCAGCGATCCCGGAGCAGCCAACTACCCCGAAGGGACCTGGTGGATTAGCTGATGCCGGTCAGGGTGAAGGTCGGAGGGGCGTGGGTTGGCCCGATCGCTTCCGGGAACCTCCGCATCAAGTCGGGGGCCATCGGCGGCGGCTCGTGGATCTACCCGGCCTACGCCCGGGCCAAGGTCAACGGGGCCTGGTTCGACACCGGATACGTGGGTTACCCGGCCGTCCCCACAAACTTCGCCGTCAACGCCTGGAACTACAGCGGCGTGGCCCTCCAGTGGGCTGCCGGTTCCGGTGGCGCTCCGGTGTCGGCCTACAACCTGGTGCAGACCGACAGCGCCGGCAACTGGCTCAACCAGGTCGAGGTTGCTGGTAGTCCGTGGGGGAACTTCACCGTCAGCCCTGATACCCGCTACATGTTCTACGTCCGCTCGAAGTCAGCGGCCGGGCTCTACTCCGCCTTCGCCGGGCCCATCCGGGCTCAGATCGGTCACGACGTCTCCTACAACTACGGGTACGTGTTGCGGGACCGGGCCTGGCAGTCCCAGACGATCAGCGGGTGGTACAACAAGGGCGACTGGATCGCCATCTACGTGGCCGGGGCCGGTGACGGCCGGGCTGGTGACGTCCTCATCCAGGGCCTGCACTCGCGCAACTTCCACACCCCGCAGTCGGGAACGGTGTCGGGCACGTCCAGCCGCACGCTGAACCACCTCCTCAACAACGGTGACTTCGGCTCGGTCGGCACGGTGCCCGGTGGTTGGGGTGAAGACCTGGCCCTCAACAACTGGTCCGCCAACTCCTCCTGGGGCTATATCCCCGAGGGCACCGGGTGGTCGACGTCGGGCAACCAGTACTACCAGTTGGGCGTGGACGCCGTCTGGCTCACGGGCACCGAACGTTATAACAACTACGAGATCGTCAGCACGAACCCGGCGGTGGGCAACTCGTACTGGTGATACAACAGCGGCGTGCTACCGGAAACGCTGCTCCACGCCGTTCGCATCTTGGGGGTCGATGTCGCCAACGGCGTCTCCCAGGTGGCCATCTACAAGGCCCACGCCGAGGAGATCAACAGCGTCCTGTCGATGATCGACGAGCGGTCGTGGGAGCGGCGGATGATCCCCACCGGCGATGAGGATGACTCCAAGACGTTCGAGACGGTGCTCCCGCCGGACCAAGAAGCCCGCGTGCTGAGACTCATCGAACTTTGTAGGTCGATGGGCTAACCTCGGTTTGTCATCAGCGAGCGCTGGTGACCACAACCGCCTATCTGGAGCCGCCGTGCCCGACACTCGTATCGAGTGGCCGTCCTCTGCGACGGCCCAGATCGTCGCGTACACCCAGCGTCTCCAGGAAGAGGCGTTGGTCGCCGCCTCGAAGGCCGTCTCCTACCTGCACGAGCGGGTGGTGGCCCGAGCTCGCCTCACACCGGGCTGGGATGAGTTGGCCGACCACATCGAGGTGTGGTCGCAGGACGGCCAACTCGTGATCGGCGTCAACGACGAGCTCTACCGCTCCCAGGCCTTCGCCCTGGAGTACGGCGATGAGGTGCGTCCTCCGAGCCCCTTGTTCCGCACGCTGACGGCGGAAGTCCGCGATGCCGGCGATGTGGCCCGTGAGCACATGATCTCCAAGTTCGGCCCAGGGAGGTTCGGTGGCGACACATCTGCTGAAAGCTGAGCCCGATCTCGTTGCCCACCTTGGGTTCATCCTCTCCGAGGAGGAAGCGCTCAAGAGTTGGCTCACCGGCGTCAAGGTGCCCACCCGGCCTGGGAGCACCGACTACACCAACGTCAACGTGTGGTTCCGCTGGCCTGAGGGTGAGCGCCAGATCTCCTACCCCTACATCACCATCGACCTGCTGTCGGTGGAGCCCAACTACGGCCTCTGGACGTCGACCTACATCCAGGACCCCAACGGGCTCTATCAGCCGAGCGTGCGCCCCGACTTGCCGCCTCCGCCCCAGGACCAGGTCTACAACATCCGCGAGTACCTGGCCATGGACCTCGTCTGGCAGATCGCCGTGTACTCCCGCTCGGCCCTGCACGACCGGTATCTCACGTCGATCTTCACCACCGACATCCTCCCACCCCGCCCCTTCTTCATCACCAACCCGGCGGACGACGTCGCCCGGCGTGTCGATCGGCTGGCCTTCCAGACCGCCGACGCCATGGAGACGACGGAGTCGGGCACCAAGCGGATCTTCCGCAAGCTCTACACCATCTCGATGCTGACGGAGATACCACAGCAGCGGTTCTTCGACGACATCGTCGGCTTCCAGGCGCTGCGGGTCTACATCCCCGTGGTGGCCCGAGAGCAGTTCGATTCCTACTTCGCACAGTTCATCGATGGGCAGTTGCACCCAACGGAGGACTTCACCGATGAAGAGCGAGAAGCCGGGGGCGAGTACTTCTACGTCGCCCATGAGGGGGCCGATACACCCTCCGCGTAGCACCGCCGTCTGGCTCGTAGCACTGATCGTCGCACTGATCCGAAACACGTTCACCCATCGTCAGGAGCGACACAATGGTCACCACGTACCGCCGCCCAGGCGTGTACCTCGAAGAGTCGTTGCTGGTCAACCCCAGCGATGTCTCGGGCACGGTCACGGTGGGAGCGTTCGTCGGCGTCACCAGCAAAGGGCAGATCAACGAGCCCATCCTGGTGGAGTCGTGGAGCGACTTCGTCACCCTCTACGGATCCTTCGATCCGATCATCCCGCCGGTTGGCAGCACCATCACCACCCCGGTGTTGTCATACCTGCCTTACAGCGTCTTCTCGTTCTTCCAGAACGGTGGACGCATGGCCTACATCGTGCGATCGGCACCCACCACGGCGGGCGACGCCGGGGTGATGTCCAGCATCGTCGTCAACGGTGGGAACACCGGGGCCAACCCGCTGAGCTCGTTCACCATCAGCGCCCGCTCGGTGGGCGCCTGGGGCAACAACCTCCAGTACAGCCTCACCACGCAGTCAACCGTGGGCTCGGGAGCTACGGCGCAGGACGTCTTCGCCATCCAGGTGCTCCTCCAGAACTCCGACGGCGTCTATGAGGTCGTGGAGACGTTCACCGGCCTGTCGGTGACCGGCAACCTGGCCGGTACCCGCAAAGTTGACGCCGCCGTCAACGACCCCTACGCCGGTTCCCGCTACATCTTGGTGAGCGGCGTCAACATCAACCAGCCGCAGCCGAAGCCCACCACCGATCCGGTCGACCTGGCCGGCGGCATCGACCCCGACATCCCCGACGCCGCGGCGCTGATCTCCTCGGCCCAGATGATCTCCAAGGTCGAGGGCCCGATCAACCTCAACATCTGCGGCTACAACTCCGACGCCTCGTCGGTCGACACGGTCACCGCCCCCAGCACCTGGGTCAGCACGACGATCCCGTCCTCGACGTTCACCGACCGCGAGGACATCATGATCATCAACGACTCGGCGCCGCCCCGCACGCCCGGTCAGGACTCCAGCGCCTACTCGACGCTGATCCAGTCCACCCTGGGCGCCAACACCGGCGACAGCTACTCGGCGTCGTACGGGCCGTGGATCATCGTCCCCGATCCCCGGCGCATCGGCACCACGGTGACGATCCCACCCGGTGGAGCGGTGATGGGCATGATGGCCCGCATCGACGCCACGGTGGGCGTGTTCCGAGCCCCCGCCGGCATCATCGCCGGGCTGTCCAACGCCGTGGGCGTGGGCACCAAGTTCACCGACACCGAGCTCGGTGACCTCAACTCCCGCAACATCAACATCGTGCGCTCGGTGGTCGGCGCCGGCATCTGCGTCATGGGTGGCCGCACCCGCAAGACCTACGGCGCCGATCGCTACGTGTCGGCGCGGCGCACGCTCATCTCGATCAAGGAGAGCCTGCGGCGCAGCACGCAGTGGGCCGTCTTCGAGAACAACGACCAGCGGCTGTGGAGTGGGCTCCGCCAGACGGCGGACCAGATCCTGCGCCCGGTGTGGGAGGCCGGCGGGCTCGCCGGCGTCAGCCAGGCCCAGGCCTACTACATCCGCTGCGACGAAACCATCAACCTGCCCTCGGTGGTCCAGAGCGGCGAGGTCCGCATGGAGATCGGCGTGGCGCTTGAGTACCCCGCCGAGTTCGTGGTCATCCGGATCACGCAGTTCGACCAAGGGGCGATCACGTCCGAAGTCGTCCCGGCCGCCTGAGGAGGTAACCCATGGCCACGACTGCGCGGATCGATCCGATCCGCAACTTCAAGTTCAACGTCCAGGCCTCCCTCCCGGGAGAGACGGACCCCTTCGCCAAGTTCGGGTTCATGTCGGTGGAAGGCATCGCCATGAACACCGAGATGGTGGCGTACCGTGAGGGTGGGTACAACACTTCCCCCCACAAGCTCCCAGGACAGACCGACTTCTCGCCGCTGACCATGTCGGCGGGGGTCTTCTACAACCACAGTGAGCTCTGGAACCTGGCCAAGCGCATGTTCGCCGTCAACTGGGGCTCGGGCACGCTCTCGATGACCGGTCAGGGTGACATCAGCGAGTTCCGCTACTCGATGGTGGTGCGCGTGATGGCCCACCCGGTGACCCAGGGATCGGCCTCGGGTGCCAACCCGCAGGGCGGCAACATCTACGACGGCGCCGTGCTGGCCTACAAGTTCGTCAACTGCTGGACGGCCTCGGTCGGCTTCTCGGGGCTCAACGCCTCCGACAACGCCGTGGTGGTGCAGCAGATGACGGTGCACCACGAGGGGTTCGAGGTCTTCTTCGGCCACCAGCCGGCGGTCGACGCCCTCAACGCCCCACCGTTCTGACCCACACCAACAGGAGCACTCATCGTGACAGACGTCGTCCCCACGCCAACCGCAACACGAGAGCAGTGGCACGATCCCGACGCCCTCCAGAAGGATCTGGACACGGCCAAGGAGATGACCGCTGGCCCCGTCCCACTGATCGAGTCATCGGTGGATCCGTTCTTCGAGCTCCCTCGGGGACTCATGCACAACGGCACCTGGCAGACCAAGGCGGTCGTCCGGGAGCTCAACGGCATGGACGAGGAAGCGATGGCCCGGGTCAAGGAGCCAGCCGAGGTCTACGACATCGTGCTGGCCCTGGCCACGGTCCGGATCGGGGAGCTCGATTTGGAGTCCCTGCCGCTGCCTGAGCGGCAGGGACACCTGCACCAGTTGCTCATCGGGGAGCGGGACCTGCTGTACCTGGCCGTCATCAAAGCCACGTATGGGGCCCGCAAGGAGTTGAGATACCGGTGTCAGAACCCGGAGTGCAACGAGGAGCAAGACCTGTTCATCGATCTCGACACCGACTTCGCCCCCCGCCAGGTGACCGACATCCAGCGCACCGAGTTCACCTTCACCACCTCGAAGGGCGAGGTGATCACGTACCGGGCGGCCATCGGCAGTGACCAACTC